TGGCCCTCTCTGACCTTACGCACTTTGTGTAAGGATTTTACGGTTACCCGTTTAGGTAAACCGGCACCCACCTCCGAGCGATTCTAAGTTTGAATCGTACAGAAGTCTGCTCAAGGTGTTTCAGAGGTCTCCCAATTAAGGGGACATGAAAAAACTTAAGCAACGCGGCCCAACCGTCCAACTTATCTTTCCTTTTAACGGGAAGGATAGTTGGGGCTTTTACAAGCCACTTATGATGTTTATCACACCAACGTGTGGCGTGACTTGCATCAAGACGGGAGTGCCACCCCAACGAACCTGATGATGTAGACACAAGAGGAAGAGAATATCCTAATCTCTCTTCAACTTCATCTGCAACACAGGCGGCAGTTAAGTATAGTCCCTCCATCCAACATTGGTTGGAAAAGGACACGAGACTGCCTAAATCGTTAGGTTCTGTGGAGGTTGTGTCTGGACGGGGTTTAAGATATATTGGAGTTATATCAACTCCTCTATATGCATCAACCCCGCAAGATTCTTTGAAGTTTCCTTCAAAGAAACTTTTTCCTTGGTTGACCTTTAAGCCAAACAAGGTAATCCAGTGCACGACGTGATGTACAAATTCGCGTTTTACGATGATATCATCACCGTAGACACGAATTTGTCTCGCAGCGTGCTCTAAGTTCTTTTTACTAGCACATAAGTGCTTGAAATCCAATATAGCAGCCATTGCTATTGTAGCAAAGACTACTGATTGGACAGGGAACGTTAGAGCATTTCCCATACCGGCGAACTTACCAAGGTTAACATCACCTGACGGCGATGTAACACATGGTGTTCGGCACTCGAACATTTGGCGGTAAAACCCACCAAATGACCCGAATACGACATTAACGAGTTTAACACTCATTAAGTCGGATGCGGCTTTTAAGTCGAGCGTCGACCATTCGCCAGTACGAGAGCCTTCCAAAGCAAGGTACTGATTCTTGCTCTGGTCGGACAGTGCTAAACACCGTCTTAGAATACTACACTCGTTGATATGATCTCTGAGTATAGTGTTCAACCCTTGTTGAACAAATTGGTTTAACACGGGTTCAACGGTTATAGTTCGGTTCGAAGTAGAATTCTTCGGAACCGAAATTAGTTTAGCACTACTGCGAGAAGCACCGTAATCGAAAGATTGCAGCGGCTTGGCGTAGATACTTAAGCCATTCGATTCACTTGATAAGAGTGAATCGAACGATGTGGCAAAAGTATCATATTCCAAGGACGCTGTGTCGAAACTATCTGCGAAGATAGCATCGGCAACGGCCGACCACTTCTGGTTGGCCTTTAGTCCTTCTTTTACGGCTCCTGGCCCGTGTTTGCACAATATGGTGTCGAAGTTGTTAAGACGCAACCTCGGCATTAAAAATCGTGCTACCACGTCCAAACGTATCGCCTCTCTCTCGGGGAAAGTAACCTCGTGAGCTAGACGATCGTTTGAAAAGAATCCATCTACGGCTTTGGCATGTAACTTATCACTACTTGCCTCGCTCAGATGGATCTTTTTAAAGAGGAAGAGAACCTGGTACAAATTCTTCAATGTACCAAAGTTAACTTCACC